ATGTCCGAGCCTCGCATCTACAATAGCCGCTGGGACAAAGCCAGACTGTCATTCCTCAAGTCTCATCCTCTATGTGCAATGTGCCACCGACAGGGCAGAGCAGTTGCAGCAGCTGTCGTTGACCACATCAAGCCGCATAGGCTGAAAGAAGCACTGAATGGCGGGAAGCAGGAAGAGATAGCGAAGGCTCAAAAGCTCTTCTGGGATAAAGCAAACTGGCAACCTCTCTGTAAGCAGCACCACGACTCCACCAAGCAGCGCGAAGAAAAACGCGGTCACATCATCGGGTGCGATGAGAACGGCCTGCCGCTGGACCCACAGTCGCACTGGCGCAGGGGATAGAGTACAGACACTAGGGGGAGGGTGGGTAAAGAGTTCAGGGGATAACGTCTTACTGACCGCCCGCCCCCCTTTTTGTGCACAACCGCGAAATGAAAAGTTTTTTTCTGGGAGGTTTTAATGGCCGGAAGACGACCAAAACCTACCCATCTGAAAGTTGTAACTGGTAATCCCGGCAAGCGCGCGCTCAATAAGAAAGAGCCTAAGCCCGCCCGTGAAATTCCAAGCCCGCCATCTCATCTGACCGACTGGGGAAAAACAGCCTGGGGCAAGCTCACTGTTCTTCTTGACGGTATGGGGGTGCTGACAGTTGCCGATACTCTGGCGCTCGAAAGGCTTTGTGATCTGTATGCGGAAATTCTTCAGCTGCGCCAGATAGTGGATATCGAAGGGCGCACTTACACGACCAAAACGCAGATGGGTGATTTTCTGATAAAGGCAAATCCGGCTGTTGCCATGCTGGCAGATGCCGATCGTCGTTTTAAAAGTTATTTAGTTGAATTTGGCCTGACACCGGCCGCGCGGTCAAAGGTAAACGCAGATGGTGGAGAAAAAGAAGAAGACCCGCTCAACGCATTCTTCGGCTGACCCGGCAACGCAGTATGCGCTGGACGTAAACAGTGGAAAGATTCTTGCTGGTCCGGATATTCGCGCCGCATGCGCCCGCCACATACGCGACCTGGAACACGGACAAACGCGCGGTCTCTTCTGGGACGTTGACGCGGTAACGCGCGTGATAAATTTTTTCGCTCAGGTACTGAAACTTAACGGTGGTGAGCATGAGGGGAAGCCCTTCATTCTGCTGCCGTGGCAGTGTTTCATTGTTGGTTCTCTGTTTGGCTGGAAATCAGCAGACGGAACGCGCCGCTTTCGTATGAGCTACATCGAATCCGGCAAGGGTTCTGGTAAATCGCCGCTGGCGGGCGGGGTGGGTCTTTACCTGCTGATGGCTGATAAAGAGCCGCGCGCCGAAGTTTACGCGGCGGCCACAAAAAAAGACCAGGCGATGATTTTGTTTCGGGATGCCGTAACGATGGTCGACCAGTCTCCTGCATTGGCGCAGCGCATTACGAAATCCGGCACCGGCCTGAACGTATGGAACCTTGCATTTCTGCAGACCGGTTCTTTTTTCAAGCCAATCAGCTCTGATGATGGTCAGTCAGGACCTCGCCCGCATGGTGCGCTAATTGACGAAGTGCATGAGCACAAAACGAACGCCGTTGTTGAGATGATGCGCGCAGGCACAAAAGGCCGCCGTCAGGCGCTGATGTTCCTGATCACTAACAGTGGCCATGATAAAACCAGCGTCTGCTACGAGTACCATGAATATGGGCGAAAGGTTGCCGCCGGTGATCTGGAAGATGACAGTTTTTTCAGCTTCATCTGCTCGCTGGATGAAGGTGACGACCCATTCAAAGATGAGTCGTGCTGGGGGAAAGCAAATCCCTCTCTTGGGCATACATTCAGCGATAAGTACCTGCGTGAACAGGTGACGCAGGCTCGTGGCATGCCTTCAAAAGAGAGCATCGTCCGCCGCCTGAACTTTTGCCAGTGGGTGGAAGCGTCCGATCCGTGGATTGACAGCGACACCTGGATGAACTGCGAACAGGACTTTGACCCCGAAGATTTGGCGGGTGAAGAGTGCTATGGCGGGCTGGACCTGTCCGGTTCGCGTGACCTGACGGCACTGGCACTTTACTTCCCGAAATCCAAAAAGCTTTTAGTTGAGTTCTGGACGCCAAAAGACTCCCTGATGGAGAGGGCCAAAACTGACCACGTCCCATATGACGCCTGGCTGCGTAATGGCTTTATTCACGCGCCACCGGGCAAGGCTGTCAACTACGGTTTTGTGGCGGTTCGCATCGGTGAGCTGGCGGCCAGATACGACATCAAATGCATAGCTTTTGATCAGTATCGCATTAAGTATCTGGAGCCCGAACTCGAAAGCGAGTCTGTAAGCGTGGACCTCGTTCCACACGGTCAGGGCTTTTATAAGGCCCAGGAGTCCGGTTTATGGATGCCACGATCCATTGAGCTGTTTGAGGAGCATCTGAACAACCGGGTGCTGATTATCCGGCCTAATCCCTGCCTGCGCTGGAATGCCGCCTCTGCAGTACTTGAGGCTGACCAGAAGGACAACCGCATATTTGCCAAAAAGAAAAGCACCGGCCGTATCGATGGCGTGGTGGCCTCAGCAATGGCAATCGGTGCAGCGGAAGATGCTGTTTTGATAGAGATCGGCGATCCCGATGACTTTTTTGACGACCCGATCATGGTAGGTATCTGATGAAAGAAAAGAAAAGGCCGGGCCGCATCAAAAGCGCGATAGTGAACTGGCTGGGTGAGTCGATTGGGCTCAACGATGCCGCGTTCTGGCAGGAGTGGTACGGCGCAAGCAGCAGCGGCAAAGTCGTTACAGCAGAGAAAGCACTGGCGCTGGCCTCCGTATGGGCCTGTGTGCGCCTGCTGAGCGAGTCGGTTTCAACGCTGCCAATGAAGGTATACGAAAGGGCTGCAGACGGCTCCCGCAAACTGGCGTTGAATCATCCGGCTTATCAGCTGCTGTGCCGCCGGCCCAACAGCGAAATGACGCCATCACGATTTATGCTGATGGTTGTTGCCAGCATATGCCTGCGCGGTAATGCCTACGTTGAGAAAAAAATGATAGGCCAGAAGCTGGTCTCTCTGGTACCGCTCCTTCCTCAGTGCATGAAGGTAGAGCGGCTGGACAGCGGCGAACTGCAGTACACATACACAGAGAAGGGCGTGCCGCGCATTATCCCGGTGAAAAACATGATGCACATCCGGGGATTTGGTCTGGATGGCGTCTGTGGAATGATGCCGATGCGCACCGGGCGTGACGTATTTGGCGCGGCGATGGCGGTTGAGGAATCAGCCGCCAAAATTTTTGAAAACGGTATTCAGACGTCAGGCTTCTTTCTCTCAAAGAACCTGCTGACCAAAGAGCAGCGCCAGAAAAACCGCGAAAACCTTAACCGGTTCGTCGGTTCGAAAAACGCCGGTAAGGTGATGGTGCTTGAGGGTGATATGTCCTATCAGGGCATTACCCTTAACCCCGAAGATGCTCAGATGCTGGAGTCACGGTCATTCAGCATTGAGGAAATCTGCCGCTGGTTCCGCGTGCCACCATTTATGGTAGGTCACGTTAACAAGCAAAGCAGCTGGGCCTCAAGCGTCGAAGGCATGAACCTTCTGTTCCTGACCAATACGCTGCGCCCGATGCTGGTAAACATTGAGCAGGAGATTTCACGCTGCCTTCTCAACAGTGATGAAGACCTGTTTGCTGAGTTCTCCGTCGAAGGTCTGCTGCGTGCTGACAGCGCCGGACGCTCAGCCTACTACACCACTGCCCTGCAAAACGGCTGGATGTCTCGCAATGACGTGCGCCGCCTGGAGAATCTGCCGCCTATTGAGGGTGGTGATATTTACACCGTACAGCTGAACCTGACCCCGCTTGAGGACCTGCGAAAAAACAGTAAAGCCGTAAACGCTAGGCTGCTGCGCGAAGTCCACGATGCTGTTTTCCCGGATATCCCTTTCGAAAAATCACCGCTTAAACAGGCGGCTTAGGAGCATCCCCAATGACAGTAAAAAGTCTTCCGGCAGCGCCGGAGGGGCGGCCTTTTGCGCGCGAAAATCGCGATTTGCCGTCTTCTGCAATGGAGCGCTGGAACGGCGGCATTAAAGCCGCAAAGAGTGATGACAACAGTATTTCAGTCTTTGACGTTATTGGCGCTGACTGGTACGGCGACGGCGTTACCGCCAGTCGTATCGCGGCGGCGCTGCGCGCAATTGGCGGTGCTGACGTGACGGTGAATATCAATTCGCCTGGCGGAGACATGTTTGAAGGCCTGGCCATATACAACCTGCTGCGTGAATACGACGGGAAAGTCACCGTCAAGGTGCTTGGCCTTGCTGCTTCCGCTGCGTCGATTATCGCGATGGCCGGTGATGAAGTCCAGATTGGTCGGGGTGCTTTCCTGATGATCCATAACTGCTGGGTATATGCGATGGGCAACCGTCACGACCTGGCGCAGGTGGCAGCTGACATGGAACCGTTTGATAAAGCAATGAACGATATCTATGGCGCCCGTACCGGGCTAAGCAGCGAAGCCATTGAGGCGATGATGAATGCGGAAACCTATATCGGCGGCAGTGATGCGGTTGAAAAGGGTTTCGCAGACCGCCTGCTTGCGGCAGATGAGATTGCTAACGGAGACGATAGTCCGGCAACTGCGCTGCGCAAGCTGGACGCCATGCTGGCAAAAACCGATGCCCCGCGTTCTGAGCGTCGAAAACTTCTTAAAGCATTAACCGGCGGCAAGCCTGGCGCTGCTGCCACCCCTGAAGGTATGCCGGGCGCTACCGACGAAATCAACCCTGAAAGTATTGAACAACTTCAAAACGCGCTGGCCGCGTTCGGCAAATAAGGAATCATCATGTCAGATGTAAATGAGTTACTTAAGAAAGTATCTGCAAAGCTGGAAGAGGTCTCCGGCACCTTCAGCGCAAAGGCTGAAGACGCGCTTAAGGAAGCAAAGAACTCTGGTCAGCTGTCAGCCCAGACTAAAGAAGCGGTAGATAAAATCGCCACTGAATTTAACGCCCTGAACGAGGCAAATAAAACGCTGAAAGCTTCACTCGGAGAGCTTGAGCAGCACGTCGCACAGATGCCGATGAACCACGCGGCCAAAGTTGTTGAAACCGTGGGTCGTCAGGTCGTCTCATCTGAAGCGCTAAAGGCCTTCACCGCTGGCGTGGAAGGTAATAAACGCATCAGCATTCCGGTAAGTGCCGCGCTGGTTTCAGTAGATGTTCCTGGTCAAATCGTTGCACCTGATCGCCTGCCGGGTATTGACACCCAGCCAAAGCAACGCCTGTTTATTCGTGATTTGATTGCGCCGGGCCGTACATCTTCTAACACCATTTACTGGGTGCAGCAGACCGGTTTCACCAACAGAGCCGCTGCCGTTGCTGAAAATACGACCAAGCCGTACAGCGACATTGCATTTGCTGAGAAGATCACGCCAGTTCGCACGATCGCTCATCTCTTCAAAGCTGCTAAGCAGATTCTGGATGATATGCCTCAGCTGCAGTCAACGATAGACGCTGAGCTGCGCTACGGTCTGAAGTATGTTGAAGAGCAGGAAATCCTGTTCGGCGACGGCACCGGTGCGCACCTCGACGGCATTGTTCCGCAAGCTTCAGCGTTTGCCGCCGCTTTTGAAGTAGAAAGTCAGAACGGTATTGATGATCTGCGCTTAGCCATGCTTCAGGCTCAGTTGGCGCGATTCCCGGCTTCGGGTCACGTCCTGCACTTTATTGACTGGGCCAAAATTGAGCTGACTAAAGATACGCTGGGTCGCTATATCCTTGCGAATCCTGCAGCGCTGACCGGTCCTACCCTTTGGGGGCTGCCGGTAGTCGCGACCGAAGCGGCTGCGTTCCAGGGCAAATTCCTGACCGGCGCATTCAATGCCGGCGCGCAGATTTTCGACCGCGAAGATGCCAACGTGGTTATCTCGACCGAAAACGCCGACGACTTTGAGAAAAACATGATCTCAATTCGTTGTGAAGAACGCCTGGCACTGGCCGTCAAGCGTCCTGAAGCGTTCGTTTACGGTTCCTTCACTGCTCCGGCTCCTGCAGCTGGTTAATCATGGTAGCGGCCTCCGGGCCGCTTTTCCGGGAGTTATATATGAAACTGCTTCTGATTAAACCGAATTACTTCGGCGGCTCGGTCGTGTCTGAGGGCAATATCATCGAGACTGATGAGCCGCATGGTCGCGAGCTGATTAAAAAAGGCTATGCAGAGCTTTCTGCAGAAGATACTGCTGCTCTGCCAGAGCCAGAGCCAGAGCCAGAGCCAGAGCCAGAGCCAGAGCCAGAGCCAGAGCCAGAGCCAGAGCCAGAGCCAGAGCCAGAGCCAGAGCCAGAGCCAGAGCCAGCAAAAGGTAAAAACAAAAAAGGCTGAACACCATGCTGCTGACGCTCGACGAAATTAAACAGCAATGCCGGCTGGAAAATGATTTTACGGAGGAAGATCGGCTGCTGGAATTATTTGCCCTGGCTGCAGAGGCAAAGGCGGTGACCTACCTTAATCGCAATCTATATAAAACGGTGGACGACATTGCCCCGCTTGATACTGACGGCATTGTGATCACCGAGGATATTCGCCTTGCTCTGCTGATGCTGGTCAGTCACTGGTATGAGCACCGCAGCTCTGTGTCAGAACTGGAGATGACTGAGACGCCTCAGGCGTTTGAGTTTCTTCTCTACTCACGCCGCCTGCCTGTGTCGGGGTACTGATATGCAGTTACGGTCATCAAATACCAGCGCTGTATTCACGCTGCCCGATCCCGGTGAGCTCAACAAGCGCATTCATCTGCGGCAGCGCATAGATCAGGCGGCAGCGGATTATGGCGTGGAGCCGGTTTATCAGAATGAAAAGGATGTTTGGGCAAGGGTCCGACAGGTGGGGGCCACTACCTATCACGAATCCATTCAGGCTGATGACATCATTACCCATTACATCACGATCCGTTTTCGCCAGGGTATCACTTCGGATTTTGAGGTGGTGTACGGCGGCAACATCTACCGGGTCAAGCGCCTTCGCGACCTCAATTCAGCTGGCCGTTATCTGCTGATGGAGTGCGAGGAACTGGGCGCGGTAAATCGAGATGGAGAAATGTATGGCTAAGCCGCTGCTGCATGTCGATTTCGACCAGCCAAAAGAGCTCGTTTTTAACCGCGGCAGGATGCGTAAGGCCTTCGTGAAAATAGGCCAGGTGCATATGCGTGACGCCCGAAGGCTGGTGATGCGTCGTGGTCGTTCATCACCGGGGGAGAATCCGGGATTTCGCACTGGCAGGCTGGCGCGCTCAATCGGTTACTACGTCCCCCGGGCATCAAAAAATCGTCCAGGCATGATGGTTCGAATTGCTCCCAACCAGAAGCGGGGCGAAGGCAACCGGCTCATTGACGGCGATTTCTATCCGGCCTTTCTCTTCTATGGGGTCAGGCGCGGAGCTAAGCGCGCTAAAAGCCATCATAAAGGTAAGTCAGGCGGTAACGGATGGCGTATCGCACCGCGTAAGAACTATATGGCGGAAGTGCTTGAATCCCGGAAGAGCTGGACGAGTTACGTCCTCAGAAGGGCGCTGCGCACCTCCCTCAGGCCAGAAAGGAAAAAGAAATGAAGCTTTCTCTTATAATAGCTGCGCTTCGCGCGCGGTGTCCGCGCTTTGCAGGCAACGTGGCCGGCGCGGCGGAATTCAAAGCCATTCCTGAAACCGGAAAAATGAAGTTACCCGCGGCTTACGTGGTACCCACTGAAGACGTTACTGCCGAACAAAAGTCACTGACCGACTACTGGCAGAACGTGACCGAAGGTTTTGCAGTTGTCGTTGTGCTGGACAATACCCGCGACGAACGCGGGCAGGCATCAGGCTATGACGCGGTGCATGATGTCCGGGGCGAAATCTGGAAAGCCCTGCTGGGCTGGGAACCGGATGAAGACGCGGGTCCGGTGGCGTATTCAGGTGGCCAGCTTCTGGATATGGATCGTGGCCGCCTCTATTACCAGTTTGAGTTCATGCTGACGCGTGAAATTACTGGCGAGATGACGCGCCAGCAGGACGATCTCAATGCTCTGGATGAATTCAGAGAAATTGATGTCGACGTGGACCTCATCGGCAAAGACCAGAAACCAGACGGCATCATCGAACACAAACTTCGGGTCAACCTCAGCGAGTAACCAATGAAACTAAAACCTGTTGCCGGGCGATCAGTTCCTGATCCAGCCCGTGGCGACCTATTGCCCAAAGAAGGGCGAAACGTCGAGATGAGCACTTACTGGCTCCGCCGTATCAAGGCCGGAGATGTTACGGAAGTCAAAGCAGATAGCAAAACCTCTGCAAAAGACGCAATTAAACAAGGTGGCGAGTGATGACTGTCAGCTTTAATCAGGTGCCTTCTGATATCCGCGTGCCGCTGTTCTGGGCAGAGATGGATGCCAGCCAGGCGAACAGCGCGAGTTCAGGCGGCCCGGCGCTGCTTATTGGTACCGTGGCGACCACGGGCACGATTGTTAAGAACACGCTCACTATAATGCCATCAGCCGATCTTGCCGGTAAAATATGCGGCTTCGGCAGCCAGTTGCACCGTATGGTCAAGCGCTATCGTGCCATTGACCCCTTTGGTGAATTGTGGATTCTGGCTGTGGGTGAATCAACTGGGGCGCAGGCTGCAGGCTCAGTAGTGATTGCAGGCACCGCGCAGGCGTCAGGGACGCTCAGCCTGTATATCGGGGTTGAACGCGTGCAGGCCGCCGTGGTCATCGGCGATGAGGCTGCTGATGTTGCCACCACGCTGGCAGCCGCTATCAACGCAAATGCCAGCCTGCCTGTAACCGCGACAGCTACTGACGGCACAGTTGCAGTCAAAGCGCGCCATAAGGGGCTGACCGGGAACGACATCCCGCTGATGCTGAATTATTACGGTACAGTTGGCGGTGAAACTACACCTGACGGCATTACCGTGACCATCACCGCGCTGGCTGGCGGCACTGGTTCACCGGACCTTACCGACACCATTGCTGCTATGGGCGATGAGCCATTTGATTTCATCGGGCTTCCGTTCAGCGATTCAGCTTCTCTCGCTACGATGGCGCTGGAAATGAATGATGGTTCAGGCCGCTGGAGCTATGCGCGTCAGCTATATGGTCACGTTTATACGGCTAAAACCGGTACGTTGTCCGAGCTGGTTGCCTTTGGCGACACCATGAACAACCAGCATATCACCGTTGCAGGTTATGAAGTGGCCACGCAAACCTGCTGCGATGAGCTGGTGGCGATGCGTACAGCACGCAATGCAGTATTTATCCGTAACGATCCTGCGCGCCCGACGCAAACCGGTGAGCTGACCGGGGCATTGCCGGCACCAAAGGGGAGCCGCTTCATTCTTTCTGAGCAGCAGTCTCTGCTGACGCATGGGATTGCAACGTCCTATGCTGAAGGCGGTGTGCTGCGCATTCAGCGCGATATCACAACCTATCAGCAGAACAGTTACGGCGTGGCTGATAACAGCTATCTCGACAGTGAAACCCTGCATACCAGCGCTTATGTACTGCGCGAGCTGAAGAGCGTGATCACTTCAAAGTACCCGCGCCATAAACTGGCCAATGACGGAACCCGCTTCGGTGACGGTCAGGCCGTGGTGACGCCAGCGGTTATCAAAGGTGAGATGTGCTCCGTTTACAAACAGATGGAGCGGTCAGCCATCGTTGAAAACTTTGACCTGTTCAAAACCTATCTGGTGGTTGAGCGCAATGCGGATAATCCAAACCGCGTAGATGTGCTGTTCCCACCTGACTACGTTAATCAGCTGCGTGTGTTTGCGCTGGTAAATCAGTTCCGTCTGCAATACAGCGAGGAGAGCGAATAATGGCCCGTATTGCTGGTACCACGTATTTCAAACTCGACGGCCTTCAGCTTTCTTTGACTGGCGGCATTGAAGTGCCGATGAACACTAAGGTAAACGATGATGTGATCGGCCTTGATGGTTCTGTTGACCGTAAGGAAACGCACCGCGCCCCGTACATCAAAGGCACTTTTAAAGTGCCGAAGGGTTTTCCACTCAGCAAAATCACAGAGTCCGACAGCATGACCGGTACTGCGGAGCTGGCGAACGGTCAGGTGTATGTCCTGACCGAAGCCTGGTTGTTTGGTGAGGCCAACCACAACGCTGAAGAGGGCACGGTTGACCTTGAATTCCACGGCTCAGAAGGGTTCTACCAGTGAAAGAATTGATGCTTTCTAAACCTGTTGTGGCGGCAAATGAGACGCTGCATGTGCTGGAAATTCGCGAGCCAACTTACGACGAAGTTGAGCAGTTTGGTATCCCTTTCAGCTATAACGAGTCCGGTGAAATGAAGCTGGATTCACGCGTCACGCTGAAATATATCCCGGTGCTTGCGGCCATCCCGCGTTCTTCGGCGGCCAAAATGGCGCTTAAGGATATCTTTATGGCGTCAATGACGATCGTGGGTTTTTTTACGGGGTCGGAAGCGGGAGAGAGTTCAGGAAGCGACTCTACAACACCGCCCACTTCTGGCGCATAAATCCGCTTGAACTGAAAAATGTCAGCCTCAGCAAGTTTCTGGAAATGGAAGCTGAGGCTGTCCGCATCTCTGAGGAAATAAACCGTGGCAGATAGTTTTCAGCTGAAGGCGATCATCACGGCAGTGGACCAGCTTTCAGGTCCACTGAAGGGGATGAGCAGAAACCTTAAAGGCTTTCAGAAGGAAGCCAAAAATATCATGGTCAACGCGGCGGCTATGGGCGTCGCGCTAACCTCCGCGTTTGCAGTACCCATCAGCCAGGCGATGGATTTCGAATCGCAGATGGCAGACGTTCGCAAAGTCGTCAACTTTGACACCCCGCAACAGTTTAAAGAGATGAGTGAGGATGTGCTCAAACTCTCGACTCGGTTACCAATGGCTGCAAACGGCATTGCGCAGATCGTAGCGGCTGGCGGCCAGGCGGGTATTGCGCGTAATGACCTGATGCAGTTTGCAAGCGACGCGGTGAAGATGGGCGTGGCATTTGACCAGACTGCAGAAGAGTCTGGCCAGATGATGGCACAGTGGCGAACCGCGTTCAAAATGACGCAGGATGGCGTGGTGGTTCTTGCCGATAAAATTAACTACCTGGGTAACACTGGCCCTGCCAATGCACAAAAGATTTCCGACATCGTTACCCGCATCGGTCCTCTTGGTGGCGTTGCAGGCGTGGCGTCAGGTGAGATTGCCGCGATGGGCGCAACCATCGCAGGTATGGGCGTGGAGTCTGAGATAGCCGCAACGGGCATCAAAAACTTCATGCTTTCCCTTACCTCCGGAAAATCAGCCACGGCATCACAGAAGAAAGCGCTGAAGTTTATAAAGATTGATCCGGGCCAGTTAGCCGCTGACATGCAGAAGGATTCACGCGCCGCGATGCTTAAGGTGCTGGACTCTCTGGCTAAGGTGCCAAAAGACAAACAGGCAGCGGTCATGAATGCGCTGTTTGGTAAAGAGTCGCTTGGTGCGATCGCCCCTCTGCTGACGAATCTGGACTTACTGCGCACCAACTTCAATCGCGTTGCGGATGCGCAGCAGTATGCAGGGTCGATGCAGAAGGAATATGAGTCGCGCGCGGCCACAACGGCGAACTCCGTTCAGTTGCTAAAAAACCAGTTCAGTGCTGCCAGCATTACCATCGGTGATATGTTCCTGCCCGATATCGTCAGGCTGACTCAGAAGGTTCAGCCGATGGTCGAACAGTTCAGGCAGTTCACCAAAGCAAATCCTGAGATGGTTCGCGGCACCTTTAAGTTTGGCCTGACGTTGCTGGGTACTGCTTCTGCTGTGGGTATTGCCGTTAAGGCGGTGAAGATGTTTGAAACTGTGCTGAAGATGTCCACCATGGGCAAACTGGTTTCGCTGCTGGTGCTGGGTGGGAGCCTTATTGTCAGCAACTGGGACCAGGTTGGTCCGGTTGTTAAAGCGGTATGGCAAGACGTGAATGATGTCGTGCAAGCGACGGGGGGCTGGAAGAGCACAATTGAAGGTGTCAGCGCCGTTATGGCAGGCGTATTCACCGTGCGCACCGTTGGCACTCTTAAAACCGCGCTCACAACAGCAACTTCACTTTCCGGCGTGCTGGCGCAGATTGCATCACTCGGTGCGCTGACAGTGTCCATCGGCGTTGCGATTTACATTTTCAAAAAGCTGAACGATATCGCTGATGCAGTTACTGAAAAGGACGGCACAACATCCTTCTGGCAATCCCTCAAAAACCGCTGGAATGCCGGAGGCTGGTATAACAATCAGCAGGGTGGGTCGGGCTATCAGTCAGCCGTGCCACTTTCGCGGCCACAGCAGGGTGAACTGAAGGTAACATTCGATAATGCGCCGCCCGGCATGCGCGTTGCGCCTGCGGGTAACTCACTACCCTGGCTTAACTATGATGTCGGATATAACCGCTTCTCTAACCAGTAACCCGCTCCGGCGGGTTTTTTATTGCCTGGAGATTAATATGTCAACCCATAATCCACCAGTATGTGCCGGGCGCCAGCGGCATCTTAGCGTTCTCGGCAGCGGACATCAGTCCCCACTCCACGGCGGTAGTAGCCGTTGCTATGGTTGCGGAGGAAATGATCTTCTTCCACTCATCTCTGCTCTTGAGTCCATCGGTCTCGCTCTCAAGGATATCGATGTATCTCTCAAGATCATTGTCGAGAGAGGCGGACCACTCGCTGACCCGGTTATGGTCGACACTGGTGCCCATTAACCCCCAATGGAATGGGTGAAACAGGAATCGGCAACCAGTGGTTCCGGTCCTTTTACTTCCCGCCAGAAAGATGATGTTGGCGACGGACTCAATATTGCTGAGGTTGTGAGTGTGTACTTGTACTGGCAATGACTTCAGAAAGTGATATGCCGTAAAGCCTGATACAAGCTCACCACCCGGACTTGACATGTGGATGACTAGTTCGCTCGCGCCTTGATTTATGGCGCTCAGGCAATTTGATATGAGGCCATTAACAGTGGACTGATTTATAGAGGCAGAAAAGTTGATGGTGTGTTGCATTAATTTTTCTCATAAGAATATTCCGAGCCATCAACATACTACCTATTCCTTTTTTCGTTAATCCTGACATTTGACCAGTGCGTTCAGTTAGGCTAAAAGCCCGGAGTAACCATGAGCTGGATAGACAATCTGCAGGATGCCTCGCTGCGGGGTGTCCCGTTTAAGGTAGATGAGGATGAAGCCACTTTCGGCAGACGCGTGCAAGTCCATGAATACCCCAACCGCGATAAGCCATGGGCTGAAGATATGGGGCGTGCAACGCGGCGCTTTAGTGTTCAGGCGTATCTTGTCGGTGATGACTATTTTGAGCAGCGCAACAGGCTGATCGAAGCGGTTGAGAAGCCCGGAAGCTGTACACTCGTTCATCCTTTTTACGGCGAAATGACCGTCACCGTTACGGATGAAGTCCGCGTAAGCCATACCAAAGACGAAGGCCGCATGTGCCGCGTCAGCTTCAGCTTCATCGAGTCGGGCGAGTTGTCATTCCCCAAAGCTGGCATTGCAACCGGAGCGAAGCTGACGGGCGCCGCAGCGCTGATGGATGATTTCCTGTCATCAGCATTTGAAGCGTTTGGGCTGGACGGCCTGCCAGATTTCACACAAAACGGCGTACTGGATGATGCAACGGAGATGTTCAATACCGTTACTGACGCCATGCAGTACGTAGATTCTGGTATTAGCGCAGCATCCCGTCTGATGCAGGGTGATTTGTCTGTATTGCTGATGCCACCGTCCAGTGGCATGAATTTCGTCAATCAGCTTCAGACCATGTGGCGCGCAGGCACCAAACTGACAGGAAATGTCACCGACCTGATGTCAATGGTAAAAGGTCTGAGCGGCATCACCCTCGATAAAGGACTTGCTCCGCGCGGAGTCTGGAAAACAGACAGTGCCAGTACTCAGGCGAGAACGGAGCAGCGCAATTACGTCGCGCAGGCCATCCGGACCTCAGCACTTAGCGAGGCGGTGAATACGGTAACGAACCTTCCCAAATCCACCTCTCTGGCCATGCAGGCGGCACAGCCATCTGCAACAGTCATTGTTTCGCACCCTGCGGTTGATGACGTGCTCGAAAATGATACAGCCGTGGGGGTAATCACATCCACAGCAACTGACATGGTTCCCTCATGGGATGATTTAAACGAAGTACGCGACACGCTCAATACCGCCATCGATCAGGAGATGAGCCGCGTAAACGATGACGGACTGTTTCTCGCACTCCGTCAGGTGCGCACTGCGCTGAATGAAGATATCACTGCGCGCCTTGAGCAAACTTCCAGAACGGTTGAGCGCATACCGCCTGAAGTTTTACCCGCAGTCGTGCTTGCTGCTGACTGGTACGACGATGCCGGGCGTGAATATGACATTACCGCGCGCAACGCCATCCGGCACCCCGGCTTTGTTCCGGTTAAAACCCTGAGAGTGCCCGTCCAGTGAATACAACCGTACTTCTTCGCGTTAATGGCCGTGAGTGGGGCGGATGGACTTCTGTCCGCATTGCCGCCGGCATTGAACGTATAGCAAGGGATTTTAACGTCCAGATCACCCGCTCATGGCCGGGTGATGAATCGCAGGTAAGCCGCCGCAGCCGCATAAAGAAGGCCGATAAGGTTGAAGTGCTGATCGGTGATGATCTTGTTATCACCGGATGGGTGGAGGCAACGCCAGTGCGGTATGACGCTAACAGCATCTCAATGGGTATCGTTGGCCGCAGTAAAACGGCTGACCTGGTTGATTGCTCAGCTGCGCCCTCGCAGTACAACGGACGATCAATCGTTCAGGTTGCCGCAGACCTCGCCAGACCTTTCAGCATCAACGTTGTGGATGCGGGCGGCGTGTCCGGCGTACTGCAGGGTGTGCAGGCTGACCAGGGTGAATCCGTTATGGATGTGCTGAATAAGATGCTTGGCCTGCAGCAGGCGCTGGCCTATGACAACGCAGCGGGTGATTTAGTCATTGGCGGGATCGGTACCGTTAAAGCAACAACCGCGCTGGTGCTGGGGGAAAACATTCTGACCTGTGACAGCGAGCAGAGTATTAAAGACCGCTTCAGTAGTTATCAGGTATCAGGCATGCGCGCCGGAAACAACAATGATTTTGGCGAAGCAACCACAACAGCTATTCGCGGTACGGCAACAGATACAGGCATTGCACGTTACAGGCCGCTGCTGGTCAGACAGACCGGTAATGCCACGTCAGCAACCTGCGCAGAGCGCAGCGAGTTCGAAATGCGCCAGCGCGCTGCCAAAACTGACGAGGTGACTTACACCGTTCAGGGGTGGCATCAGGGAGACGGTAAGTTGTGGCAGCCCAACATGCTGGTGAACGTATTCGATCCTGTTCTGGGATTTGATAACCGTGAAATGGTGATCGCTGAGGTGACCTATCAGCAGGATGAAAACGGCACCATCAGTGAACTCCGCGTTGGCCCTGCAGATGCTTATCTGCCCGAGCCTGCCAAGCCCGGCAAGCGTAAGAAAAAAGCCGCAGCGGAGGATGATTTCTGATGGCAGGTCCTATCAATGCGCTTAACCGCGCACTCTCAAACGTTCTCGCCAGAGCGGTTTTACGTGGTATCGACACGGCCAGCAAGTGCCAGATGCTGGAAATCAGCATGCCAGGCAATGAAGGCAAAAGCGATATCGAACATCTTGAGCCATATGGCTTTACGTCAGCAGCACTGAGCGGCGCGGAGGCCGTTGCCGCTTATTTTGATGGTGACCGTTCACACGGGGTCGTGCTGGTGGTGGCAGATCGCCGCTTCCGGCTTAAAGGATTGGAAGGGGGAGAAGTCGCTATCTATGACGACCAGGGGAAGTCGATAACCCTGAAGCGAAAGGGGATCGTCGTTGATGGCGGCGGGCAAATAATCACCTTCATTAATTCACCAAAAGCCCGTTTCGAAATGGATATCGAATCAACCGGGAACATTACCGACAACTGTGATTCTGGCGGCATTTCTATGGCCCAGATGCGTGTGACGTACAACGGTCACAAACATAAAGAAAACGGTGATGGTGGCGGCACAACCGACGCAACCTTGCAACAAATGGGTGAATCATGATCCTTACGATAAATGGTAAGCAGCAGGCGGTTTACCAACTCACCGACCCGCTCACGCGCGCGGTTGTCATTTCCCTCTTCACATGGAGAAAAGCAGGTAAAGACGATGCGCCTGAAGAGGCAAATGGCTGGTGGGGCGACACGTTCCCGACCGTTCAGAATGATCGAATCGGCTCCCGTCTTTATCTGCTGAAGCGGTCCAAACTTACCAACAAGACGCCACTGAAAGCGCGTGAGTACATCACCGAAGCGCTACTGTGGCTGACGACTGATGGTGTTGCGGCGCGAGTTGATGTCACTGCGGCAAGGCTGGGTATCAACGCCATGTCAGCCACCACAGTAATAAGCAAACGCGACGGAACAACATTGTCGCTTTCATTTGATGATTTATGGAGTGAACTCAATGGCTGATAGCGGATTTTCCCGCCCGACACTCCCGCAGCTGATCACCGCAGTACGTAGCGACATTCTTACCCGACTTGCGGCTGATACAACCCTGGCAGAGCTGCGCCGAACGGATGCTGAGGTGTATAGCCGGGTGCTGGCTGCATCGGTCCACACCGTGTATGGCTACATCGATTACCTTGCCCGAAATCTGCTTCCCGACCTTGCAGACGAAGACTGGCTGACCCGCCACGGCAATATGAAGCGAGCCCCGCGCAAAGCCGCAACGGCAGCATCTGGCTATGTCCGATGGGATGGCGTAACAAGCAGTACGGGTATTGATGCTGATGTGATCATTCAGCGAGATGATTTGGTGTCATTCACCACGACCGCCAGCGCTACGCCTTCCGGTGGCGTGCTTCGTGTTCCTGTCATTTGTAATACGGCAGGCGTAACGGGCAACACGGATGACGGTATTACGATGCGACTTACCAGCCCTGTATCTGGTCTGTCTTCTTCAGGAGTGGCCGACGCAATTCTGGGCGGAACCGATATCGAAGACCTTGAGGTGTGGCGAGCCAGAATCATTGAGCGATGGTATTACACGCCACAGGGTGGATCTGACACTGATTATGAGGTCTGGGCCAAAGAGGTTTCAGGTGTAACTCGTGCATGGACATACCGGCACTGGTCCGGGCGCGGAACGGTGGGTGTCATGCTGGCAAACAGCGACCTTTATAACCCGATCCCGGATGCTGCTGTTGTGGCCGCCGTGCAGGCACACATTGAACCGCTGGCACCAATAGCCGGTGCAGATGTTTATGCATTTGCCGCTACGCCGAAAGTGGTCGATTACCACATCCGACTGACCCCCGACACAGAAGAAATCAGGCTGGCTGTTGAAGCTGAGATAAGAGCCATGAACCTCCGCGACGGTGTGCCAGAGGGTGCGCTTGAACCCTCCCGAATCAGCGAGGCTATCAGCCTGGCGACTGGTGAGTACAGTCATGTTCTGGTGAGCCCTGCAGACGAAGTACCAATCGCGAAGGGAGAAATAGGGGTTGTGGGAGACTTCACATGGACCTGACAGCGCAATATGAGCAGATGCTGGGGGCGTTATTACCACGTGGTCCAGCATGGGATGCCAGTGATCCATTGCTTTTAGGTTGCGCCCCTGTTCTGTCGCGGGCTCACGCTCGCGGTGATGCCCTGATGCTTGAGATTGACCCGCGATCAGTCACTGAACTTATTGACCGTTATGAGGGTATCACTGGGCTGCCTGACAGCTGCACACCAACAGGCACGCAGACGCTGCAGCAGCGCCGCCAGCGACTTGATGCAAAGATAAATCTCGCGGGTGGCATTAACGAGGCGTTTTATCGCGCTCAGCTTGATGCGTTGGGATATACAGACGCGACAATCACGCGCTATCCAAAAAGCAGTTTCACCTGCAATTCTGTCTGCACCGACTCACTTTACAGCGACGAGTGGCGCTATTACTGGCGCGTAAACATTCCTGCATCTGCACAGGTTAACCCAATGACCTGCGTTGGTTACTGCACCGATTCGATCAGGACGTGGGGCGACACGGTTGTTGAATGTGTTATGAATAAACTGGCCCCTTCCCATACCTACGTTATTTTTCTTTACACGGAGTAATTATGCATCGCATAGATACATCCACCGCTCAGGTGGATAAATTCGGCTCGGGCAAAAATGGCTTCACGGGAGGGAATCCGCAAACAGGCGTATTACCTACAGCTCTGGATGCTGATTATTTTGACACTCTACAGGAAGAGTTAGCTGCCGTCATTGAGTCTGCTGGCATTACATTAAACAAAGCAGCAAATAATCAGTTGCTTTTAGCTATGAGGGCATTGACGCCCGGTCGATTACTTAATGTTCGAGTATTCACCGCAAATACTACTGTAACATTCAGTGCGATGACTAAAAACATCCGCGTTCAAATCGTAGGTGGTGGTGGTGGTGGTGGTGGCGCTCAGGCAACATCAGCGGGGCAAACCTCTGCAGCTGGAGGCGGTGGCGGCGGGGCTTACGCAGACGCCTACATGCCAGTTCCTGACGCATCGGTAGCGCTGACTGTTGGCTCTGCCGGAGCTGTGGGTAGTCGCACTGGCCCAACATCAGGTTCTGCTGGAGGGGCCTCTGCTTTTGGCTCATATATCAGCTGCCCTGGAGGCACAGGCGGCCCGAGCGGAAGCGCAAATAGCGCTAACTTATTTTACAGAGGGATGACAACAGGATCTTCTCCAACTATTAACCTTCCTACGGGCGGCGTGCTTATCTCTTCCATGCGCGGTCAGTCTGCGACTGGCTCAGTGATTCTGGGGTCAAGCCCCAACCAGGGTGTGGGAGGCATTGGTGGTTCATCGCCGTTTGGAGTTGGTGGCAACGGGGGCGGAGGCACCGCTAACGGAACGCCAACAGCAGCAAATGGCTATGGTGCAGGTGGAGGTGGCGGGGTTGAGTTTTCATCTTACGGCGGCGATGAAGGCGGCGCTGGCACCGGTGGTCTTTGCATTATCTGGGAGTATGCATAATGAGTATTGAAACCTACGCGCTGATTAATTCTGACGGATATATAGTTAACACCGTGTTATGGGATGGTGATACTGACACGTGGTCGCCTGAAGAAGGTCTCTCAGCTGTTCTATGCGGAGACTCAATATGCGAAATTGGCGGAACGCACAAGGATGGTGTGTTCGCCAGAGCCCCAACTCCTGAGCCAACTCATGAAGAATATGTAACTGAGGCGGAAGCGGAAAAATCATCACTCATGGCAGAGGCTGCGGGTGAAATATCACCGCTGCAGGATGCGGTGGACCTTGACATGGCAACAGATGAAGAAAAGGAACAACTGGCAGCGTGGAAAAAATATAGAGTTTTATTGAGCAGAATCGATACATCATCCGCACCAGACATTGTATGGCCAGATCATCCATAGAAAACGCCCCTTATGGGGCGTAAATCTTATCGTGTATAAATCCTGTAATCTTCGCCGGACTTATCCTCTTTCCATCCATATTGGCTATAAGGGAAGTTATGCCATATCCCATCCCCCTTCACCACAACGAATTTATTGCATCTCATCTCACCCATCAGTGCCATATCAGTAGCACTAGCAGAACCATTATAAATGCGCACTGATGCTTCCCACATCTTCCATAGCTTATCACCCCATGCGTTACCAAAGGCTAACGCAAAAGTGACATTGTCAAAGCATAGATTTCTGTTCATGACAATAGGTGGAATGATGTTACCATCAAGAATCTCACCGCCTTGATATTTTCTGGAATTAACAAAGAGTCTATCTTTTGGGGATGTGTCTCTTGAAACCTCAAGATAAGTATTCAGGTCAGTTTGCGGCTGGTATCCATTAACGCCTTTGATGTTTTTCTGGCTAAAATTAAATGTGGAAAACAATGAGAACGCAATAACCAGCCCTACAATACACGTTACATATTCTCTTTTTATCCTCTCCACCATAACAGCAAGTAGCACTGGAGCTACAAGAGTCGCAGGTATGATTGCACGCCAACCAAGATCATTATTTGCAATTTGGCTTTTAACAAACAATGAAGTTAGCACTGAGAAAAGTACGATCAAGAATAGCTTTATCACTGCAACATCTTTTACTGCTTTTTTCCATCCACAGACTGCAGTGGCAAAAGAAAGCGCAACAACCGGTAGGTATAGTGGAATGAACATCAATAAGAATGCTGATATATTGCTGCCAATATTCCCTGATTTAGATGCAGCATAAGAATGAATTCCTACAGGTGATATTTTAGAATCTCCAGTAACACCAATCTGATTAACTATCAAAGGTGTAGAGATTATTACTGACGATATGCATAACAAAACCCACTTAAAGAAAAAGGTGTCTAGATTATCCCTGTTTTTATAGACATCAATCATCACCATAGGGATACAGATGATAGCGAAGGTAATTCCACCAACCCACGTTGAGCAGCCAAAGCCAGCCACAATCAGCGATGTAAATGCAGTCCACTTCTTCCAGTCGAAATTGTCTTTTATTGAAGGTAGGAAGAAGCACGAAACGCAGACGAATGCAGCTGATGCCATGTGCTGTGGGACCCATGAGGCTTGTATAATCCAAGACTCCATGGAATGCTCATGCGACATGTTTTTCCACACACCACCCATAGTCATACGGTCTACATAAACCAAAACACCGGACCCAATGACACCTATCATTCCTATAGTGAAAGGTTTCCATCCACCTGAAGTTGTCTCTTTTATCAGGGCAGCAACGACCATCAATGAAGACGTGGCGGTGACAAATGTCATTGCAATATCGGAGGACCAACCAGAGACTCTGAAAATTGTTGCGATATTTGCCGCTGAAAGATACCAGAGGTAATAATAGTTTATTACATCGCTTGTAGGAGAGCTCAGCATAAATGGATTTTTAATTGGCAATCCATCACGCTTGATTGAATCAATTATGGCTATTTTGATGTGATCAAAGATTGGCGATGAAAATATATATTTTCCATCTTCCATTTTCATATAAATGGATAAGGAAACAACTAGAGACATCAAAAGGCAGAAAGAAATTACAACCAATGATTTCTTAAGGTCTTCATTAATTTTGAAACTTTCTTTTCTAAATCCAAATGTAGCAGACAAAACTAAACAACATATTGCGATAGCTAATGATTGAATGGTGCCCACACCAAAAACAGTATTTACAATGATACTTGCTGTGCAAAACAAAGCGAACCCAGTAGGGACCGCAAGGTAAACTACAGATCTAGAAGAAATGATTCTAGCTACTGGCAACCCCACTATCCAGAAGTAGGAAATAATAACCAGTGCCATACCTGTCACAAGGAAAACCGAAGGGAAAAAGCTCATTAAATAATTCCTTAATTTTATGAAGCTAGCGCAGCCAGAGCGTACAAATGACAAAAAAACGCCCACCATAGGTGGGCAAATTCACTTTTAGAAATGCGCTCTAATGGCGCGATGCAAGATATTAATCTACATGTACCATCTGATCAAACTATCTCATGCTAATAATTTAATTCACATTATATTCAATAAGTTGCACGCGATTTCTTGCGGGCTGCTTGATCAGTTCCACCGATTGATATTACTGTATTTATATACAGTAACTTTTTGAGATAACGAAAATGGAGCTTTTAAGACCAGCGGAAATCCGCGCCATTCTGGAGTTGCCACTTTATGTAAGTCGCGTGCCATGCGGCTTCCCATCGCCTGCGCAGGACTACGTTGAGCAGAGGATCGACCTCAACAATCTTCTGGTGCAGCATCCCAGCGCGACCTATTTCATCAAAGTCAGCGGGGATTCGATGATTGAAGGGGGCATCAACGATGGCGACATGCTGGTTGTAGACAGCTCACTTAAAGCCGGTCACGGCGATGTTGTCGTTGCCTCCCTCGCTGGTGAATTCACCGTGAAGCAGCTGATGCTGCGCCCATTCCTGCATCTCAAGCCGATGAACTCGGCACACTCCATAATCCCTATCGATGATGCCGATCAGTTCGAAGTGTTCGGCGTGGTGCGCCACGCAATCAAAAATATAGGCCAGTAG